CCTAATCCGAAAAATGCTAATGTGTTTCTAATGGCATTTAATGGTGTTTCTAGCAGCCCAAACGCATTAGCTAATTTAAGGGAAACTCCAACGATAGCACCTATAACTCCACCAATTACAGTTCCAATCGGACCAAAAGCTGATCCAATGGCAGCACCGGCAACTACCGCTCCTATCGCAAGTTTATTAACAGCTTCGGCATTTTTGCTTCTGACAGCCGCTTCACCGGCAGCAGCCACATTGCCTTGTTCTATAGCATTTTTATACTTTTTATGAACCCCAGTTAAGCTATCTACAATTTTATTAAAACCATACATAGCTACTGCGCCAACAGCCACAGTAGCAATAAATGTACCAAGTATTGGACCAGAACGGGCAAGTACTTTACCTAGCTGTGGACCTAATTTAGTTAGTTGGGAGCCGAATTTACCTAATCGACCCGGAAATTTTTCTAATATCTCTCCTGCTTTTTTAACTCCGCTTTCCAAGCCACTGTTCTTGGCTCCAACTTGTAAAGCAGCACCTACTCTGGAAGATTTACCACGGAAGAATTGACCAATGTCTTTCAGTCCTGCTGCGTTTAGTTTTAGACCAAAAGCTTGAGCAGCAGCAGCAGCAGCAAGTAATCCGGCAAGAAGTGTTTGCAAACCACCCACTAACCCATCGGCAAATTTTGCAAGAGCGCTGCTATTTTCATCAATTTGTGGTTTTAAATAACCTAAACCTCCAATAACAGCAGACACCCCAACAGATAACTTCAGAAGGGAATCATCATCTTTTTTTGGTGTTTTACCTGTTGGTGGACTAGCTGGAGATGTTCCTGTGCCACCTCCAGCGTTTGGACTAGTCGGACTAACTGGAGGACAAGGACACACCGGAGGAACTACTGGAGGAGTTGTTGCGGGTGGACTAGTTGGATACCCTAGCCCTCCCGGTTTTGGATTGAGAGTTGCTGCGGGTGGACTAGTTGGATACCCTAGCCCTCCCGGTTTTGGATTGGGAGTTGCTGCGGGTGGAATAATGACTGGAGGTTTTACCGTGGTCATTGCCGCGTTTCGTCTTTGCGCTGGACTTGGCTTCTTGCCTAAAGCTACGTTAGCTGTATTTTCTTGATCTCCAGCAGCCTTTATAGCTTGAGCGTTTGTCTGTAATTGTGCCGTGACCTTATCTCTAATTTCATTTGCTCTGTCTAAAGATTCTGTTTCTCTTTTTAAAGCAGCGTCTGTACCCTCCATCTCAGCCATCAATGCGTATTGTATTTCTTCAAGCTTTTCCAATTCTTTCGCATGCTCAACTTGAGCAGCAGCATTGAGTGCTAAGCCCTTTTTATATTCGTTTAACTCTTTCGTTACCGATTCTTTGGATGCGTTCTGACCCCCAAAAGCCTTTAACTCATTTGGATTAGAGCTTTGAAGAGCAGCTTCACGTGCTCGAATTTCTTCTTCAATTTGTCCTTGATTTAACTTTTCATTTCCTTTTCTTTTTACGTTAAAAGAAGTTGTAATTTCTTTTGTTGGAGTCTTAACATCTATTTTTTTAAAAGCTGATTCTTGTTCAGCCTTCTTAGCTTTTAAGGAACCTACAGTAAGCTCTTTTTTGGATATGCTTGATGAAATACCAACCTGTTGTCTTTGTAAATTACCTCTATCTTTTTGCAAGTTTTGTCTAGTTACTTTTGCGGCATCTCTCATAGCTTCAAGCTCTGCTTTAGTAGGAGACACTGGAGGAACTGGCGGAGTAGTAGCCACTGGAGGTGCTGGAGTAACTGGCGGAGCAGTAGCCACTGGAGGTGCTGGAGAAACTGGCGGAGTAGTAGCCACTGGAGGAACCACAGTAGTAGTAGCCACTGGAGGAACCACAGTAGTAGTAGCCACTGGAGGAACTACAGTAGTAGTAGCCACTGGAGGTGCTGGTACAGCAGCTTCTGGTGCAGGAGGTTCTGGCTGTTTAGGAGTTGGAATTCCTAAAAATGCACCAGCTTTATCTTCTTTTTCTTTAGCAATTTTTAGTTCTTTGTTGACTCCTTCCTGATAGGGAGACGCATCCATTTTTACCTGATCTTCAGCAGATAAAGTCTTCCTATGTGATTTTAGCCTATCTTTTTCTTTTTCTAAACTTTCTCTATATGCCTTTGCGGACTTGTGAATAGCTTCAACGTCTGATGTTAAATCGCTCGCAGATAATCCAGCAAAACCTTCACCACTCTTTTTTAACTCCTCGGCCATCGCAATCATAGCTAATTCAGCGTCACCAGTACTTGCTAATATAGATTGTGCAGCAGTATTAGAGCCTGCAAACAAATTAGCAAAAATTTCTCTGTTTTGACCAGCATAGTCTTCAATAAAATCTAAACTAACACTAGTCTTTTTCATAGACGTTACAAGAGCTTGAGTTATTTTATCTGTTATTTGCTTTTGAAAAGTACCTTCTTTTTCACTAGCAAAACTAGAACCTCCTCCACCAATCTTGTCTCCAGCAGCAAGATCCACTATATGACCAACCTCATGATCTATTGTTCCTGTTGTTGCTTTATCCTTGGCTGTCTGAACTTGAAATACACGCTCTTTTTTTTCGTTTACACCAGCTATAAACTGACCGTGGGCTGAACCACCATCTTTGGTAGGAATGTTGTCAACAATCCCACTTTCCGACCCTTCAATACCTTGACCTCTTTCAATTCCGTCTAATATTGCTTTCTTTATGTCTTCTGGTAGATGATCCGTTACTTTTTTGAATGCCTTACCGAAATCTTCGGCGGTATTTATTTTCTTTTTTCCACCAACCCGTGCTCGAACGATATCTTTAGCAGCTTCGTCAGTAGCTAGACCTCCAACTTCAAAACGATTCCAACCGTCTCCAACCAAACCACCCTTGGCGAATCTAGCAACACCCTGCTTGTTCATTCGGTTCAGATTTCCATAACCGATACGCTGTGCAGAGCTTTTGTTCACAACAAACTCACCGGGAGTCAGCAAAGCTGGAACCGTATCTGTTCCAGCAGAACCTCCTTTAGCGTATCGCTTACGAATAAGTTCTACACCCTCTGTTTTACTTGCAAGTCCCAGATTTATATCACTTTCAAGTTTTTTAGTAATGCTGTTAATAGAATCTGCTGTATTTGACCTTTTTGCATCTGCTTTTTTTAGATTACTGAAATCACTAGCTTCTCCAAATAAGTTTTTCAAGCTTACACCGGCAGCACTTATCTTATCTGATGGAAAGTCAAAGTTAGCAGTCTCTCCAGCAAGTTCCGCTCCGGTGATCGCTTGTGTCAAGCCTTCGAAGATGAAACCGGACACAGTTTTAATCGCATTGCCATCTTTAGATAAAGATATAGCAGCCTGTTTCATAGACTCTGTCTTAGGCTCTATTATTGGGTTTGCTAAAAGTGGAGTGATTCGACTTGATGCGGAATTAACTGCGTACCTTAAACTTTTTTCAGTTACATCGTCTACTAACTGAGCAATCTGCCCAGTCTTTTTCCCTTTATCAACATCTCCACCCGGAAAATAAGAGCTTATCTTTGCTTTTCCATCCGGTCCAGTTCCACTTAGTTTTACATTCTGAGCGTTCACCTTTTTTCCAGCGGCCAGTTTAGCGTCTAATTCATTTTGAACTTCCCGGCTGTTTAACTTATCCTTAACATCTGGTGAAAGTCCTTTCACCTTATTTGATTTTATTTTCTTTTTAAGTTTAATTCCAAGTATTTCTTCTTGTTCTTTTGTAGTTAAATTATCAAGAATTTGTCCTCGGCCAGCATCTCCCTCAATACCAAGTCCAAGTTCTTCAAGAACTTTAGCGTTAGTAATGTTTGCAGATTGCGGTGTCATTTTTATGTTACGATCACTTCCTTTTGTTGGAAGTAAAAAGAAACCTCCAATTGCACCATCCTGTACCTGTATCTGGGCTTCGCCTCCTTTAGCGTATCTATTCTCATTCATCGCTGCCAATTTATCAGCACCAATTTTATTGACGCTGCTCTTGCGGATTACGAATTCTCCGGGAGTGAGCATAGCTGGAACGGTATCTTGATTTCCGACACCCGGAACAGAACCTCCTCGTGCAAAACCTAATATTTGTCCACCATTGCTTTTACCCAAGGTTCCCAGTCCACGAATAGCAGCTCCAGCACCAGAAGCGAAAGAACCTAGACCCTTAGCAAATTTAAATGCAGCCATAGCAGCAATAAGAGGAACAAGCGGTTTAATAGCATCAGCGACTTTGATCAACGCACTAGCAACTTCTAAAGCTGTACGAGCAAAAAGCTGAAAAGATGTGCTTTCAGCAATGCCACGAACTAAAGCTAAAAATTCTTCTTTGACTTTAGTGGTTTGAACCGCTAAGGCTTGCTGCGCAGTAGTGGCATCTTTAGTCAATGAACTGCCACCAGATTGCGCGATATTGAGAGCATTTTGAGCTACAGTAAACTGCTGTAGCAAAGGAATAACTTTACCAATTTGTCTAAAGCCACCGAGTTCTTCAGCTACTTTAATAAATTTAATGTCACCCTCTTCTAGTCCAGATAATGCTTGTGCTAATCGTTTAGAAGCTTCAAATGGTCCAACAAATTTACCCTCCAAATCTAATAGTTCAACGCCATATTGACGTAAGAAGTTAATTGTCTCGGGTCTTTGAATACGTGTAAAGATCGTTCTCAAGCCAGTGGCAATACTTTCAGCGCTTTCACGAGTTGTGGCTCGAACGGATGTAAATAAAGCTAATAGTTCTTCTAAACTACCACCAGAAGCTTTAAAAACACCTCCAAATCTACGAACAGCACTGATTAAGTCTTCAGCTTCAACAGCAAACGCTCCAGCGACAGCGTTAACAGAACCAAGCTGTGCCTCTAAAGCTCCAACGCCTTGTCCAAACTGAGCTAAAATAGCAACAGCACCCTCTGCAGTTTCTGTGATGCTATCGAAGTTTGGAGCAAGAGTTGTTTTTGCAAGAGCCTCAAGAGCCACTTTCAAGTCGTCTGCACCAATACCAGCTTGTGCTAAGATAGTTGCTGTATTTAATAAGTCTTTACTCGAAGTGCCAAGACCTGTAGATAGTCTAGTTATTGTGTCTGTTAGATCTTTTAATTCAGTTAATGACTTACCTGTGACTTGAGAAACTTTAACAACTTCCCTTTGGAAAGAGATAGCTTCATCTATTGCGCCAGCTAAAGAATTTGTAAACAAACTGACTGCACGACTTGCAATCGTAAAAGCTGCAAATCTTTTTATAGCCAAACCAAAAGATCTACCCATAGCATCAGCGGCAGAAGAAGCTCTCTGTGTGGCCGCTGTTAATTGGTTTATCTGTTTGGTGGCAGCACCAGCGGCTTTGACAGACACTGGAATACTAACGCCCTGAAGTTGTTTGTTTATTTGTTGTACAACTTGAGAGGCGTTGTTTGGAGCTTGCAATTGAATCTGTGCAGTCAGTACAAATTTAGCCATGTCTTCGTGTTACCTTTTTATGTAAATTTAGACTACGCTATCCGGTTCACTTTCCGATTGGGATTCTTGTTTAGTAGATTTCTTTTTAGTCGTCTTTTTAGGTTCAGACGACTCAACAGTCAATAAATCGTTTTCATAGTCGGCTAATTCATAAGTTCCCTCTTCAGTCAACTTAGAGCCTTCTCTGTCTATTCTGTTCCCTTTGTCATCGATATAATAACCGTCTTTGTCGATGTTTTTACCCTTTGTGTCAACCAACTGGTTTGGGTTTTGAGGATCAACCAAACTCAAATCTTCATTCACCAAGCCAAACTTTGTAAGGAATTTATTTTCTGGTAAATTCTTCTCAAAATTACTGTCTAAATTATAAAGCATCTTTCCAAGCAACCCTGCGCAAGCGTAGGCTATTTCGTCAGCGCTCTTGTTATTATACTCATTAAAGTCTTTATAAACGCGAGTTCCGTTCTTATAAAAAGAGCAGCTAGCAACGAGATAATCGAACCTAGAGTTATCGGCTAAACTATCAGCCGTATTTTCTTCCAGAGTGATTCTTTCGGTGATCAAGTCTCTCAACTCAAAGCGTTTTCTTCTGATTTGAATAGCAACGTCTCTGCCTTCAGATAACTTTGGCTTTGCATTACCAACCTTACCTTGATAGAGTTCTCTTTCGAGCATCAATATTTCTTTGGTTATTTCTTCTTCTTCTTTGTCTTTGGATTCATCCCAAATGCCACGCTTTCTCATCAAAACCGCTAGTTCTTTTTTAGTCAAAATATCGTCTTGAATACATTGATTCCAAACCTTGGATTTGTATCTTTCAGCCATCTTCAAAACTTCATTGCTTGGCTTTTGTACGTAAATTTCAACTTCCTTGATTTCGCCGTCAACATTAACACTAACCTTGCTTTCCATCTTATTATTGATCATTCTATTCCCCTTGGTGTCTTGGATAAACCGGAAGAGTTGCCTGATATCTCAACCATTTGACATCATACTGTGCTAACTCTGCATCAACATTCCTACATTGAGTATTTCCCTTGTCGAGAATCTCGGATCTAGCTTTTTGAAAAGCTTCATACATCGTTTTTTGTTCGGATGATAATTCCCCTTCCTTTGATGACCATAAAAATGAAAAGTTATCTTCTATAGAGCTTAAAGCTCCAATCATTGTTGTTTCCACTTTTTTCTTTAAGATTTTACTCAACCTGTCACGAGAGTCTTGCTTGTACTTGTCTTCTCTTACACTTTTATACTCTGATTGCTTTCGTATCAATTCGTCAAAATTTTCCACATTACCTCCTTTTATCCTTCATCATTTGATGTTGAGTAGCTTGAACTTCCATTTTTTTATCTTGGAAGTCAAGATCTGTAGCGTTACCGAGACGTTTGACCGTGTTTAATCTTTGCTGCCTGATCATTTCAGATCCAAATGAATTCATGCCATGTATATTTTCAGCCTCTTTGGCAGAATCCGTCATTATCATAATCTCATCTGAATTTGCTATTTTTTGATTTGATGTTTTTGATTCTAATTCACTCTTGGCTTTTTCGCTTTTTTGTTTTCTTCTTTGTAAAATGAACCAACCGTCGAGCATGTCATCGTCAGCTATGACTTCTTCTGTTGGGCACTCCATAGACTCTTGAATGTTGTCATACATACTTGACCAGAGTATCAATGTTTTTTGATCGTTTGATAATACTCTGTTTGTTTCGTTTCCGAAAAGAGCTGAGTAGCTTTTAGAATGCCAACAAACTCTCCAAGGGTCGTTTCTTGCTAGGTCTCTGATTTGCTTTTCTGATAATTGTATTGAATTGTATAGATAGTATAGTTCTGTCAAATCTACATTTCCGATGTCCAACAACTCATTGCCAACAAAACAACACTTGCCAAATAAAAACAGCGACTTTTCTTGTGTCGCAATACCTTCGCATGTTTTACTGAAAAGGTCATCTTTTTCATTGTTGAGTTTGATCAAAGCTTTTTCAGCAGCCCTGATGTAAAGTCTGATGGTTTCTCTTAGCTTTTCTTTGCTTCTGGCGTTGAAGATTTCGACTTTCAATTTGTCTATATCTTTTTTACAACCTTCAATTTTTTCTTCTTTTTCTTTTGTCCACAATCCATGACCTTGCATCCATTCTAACATTTCTTCGTATGTAAGAATATCATCCGATCTAGCGGCATCAAAAGATTCCATGAAGACTTCATTGGCTAAAAACTCATCTTCTATGGTTGGCGTAACAACCTTTACACGAACATTTTCTAATTTTAGAATATAAAATCCAGATCTTATTCTTGATATGAAATACTCCCGTTCATAAGAGTTCATAAAAACCTCATGATACGGGAGTTTAGTGATTTCATAAAAAAGTCCTTCCTCACCCCATCGTCACTCGCTATCCTGTGTCGCTATCGCAGTTCAGGGGTGTGTCCATCAGTAACAAAAACTTACCGATAAATTATATTAAGATTCTGATTATGGACGAATCAAGCCGGTTGGAAGGGTTCCATAGCCAGTGGCGTTCGCTCGACCTGCTACTACACCAGCGTTGAGCGTCAAAGCTCCAAAGCCAATATAACCATTTGTTTGGGCAATGTCTTGTACGTCCAATGAATTGAAATTCTGGAAGCTATATGAGCAAGATACATTTCCTCCACCAGCATCTCCTCCACCATAACTAACACTCGTTAATTTATTCTTGTTTCCAAGATCGAATGCAACTCCGCATCTCAGAAGTAAAAATATAGCCTCATTTCTAAGGTTGTTGCCAGAGTCAACGGTGCCGTTGAGAGATGCAGCTCCTACTTCGAGAGCATCAACAAAATCTCCAGAACCTGTGATGGCTTCAATTTCACAAGTTACTTCTACAGGAAAAGTAGCTGGTCGAAAGAAAGCTGCTTTTCTTCCAAGTTCAAGAATGTCCTCACGACCAAAGTCAGTGCTGCAAGTGAAATTCTGAATATGAACTCTTGGAGTAGTGCCATTCAAACCATTGCCATAACCACTGCCCACGACACCCTCAATAACCCTTGGCAGAATCGATCCGGCCAAAAGTACATCTTCGCGTCTTTGAACGCCTCCGCTAGGTGATGAGTCGATACCAAGGGCTTTTGGAGAGTTGCTTCCGTCGAAAGCGATGACATCACTAGATGCGATCCCATGACCTGTAACTAGCCATCTTTTGTTGTTGCCAACCAAGGTTACTGATTCCGTGCAGTTTCCCTCAACGGGAACTGTATAACTAACAGATGAAACAGCCATTCCAGAGCAATAAACTTCTACTTCTGGATTTAGGCCAGCAACATTGTTTTTCGAAGCGTCAAAAATACCAAGTCTAACATCGCACTTGGTGTCGGCTCTACCAACAATACCGCTGTTGCCTGTTAAAACAACGCCAACAGTAGCCATATGATAAATCAATGGGTATCCATCTATCACTTTTTCGAGTGTAACCTCGATGTCTGGAGTACCTTCAATGTTTTCATAAATTTCTACTTGACCAAGCTCAAAAACCTGCTCAAGGTTGAAACTTGTATTGATGCCTACGCTTTGTACGCCGTGAACCATATCTGTAGCGTCAACGGAGTCACCCTCGTTGGTGATAGCCAAAGCTTGACAGGCGTAAAATATTCTCTTATTGTTTGCCATTATATCTCTCCTGAGTTAAAATGAAAGATCGCTATTAAATAATACACAAAAACGCTAAATATTTGTCTTTATTCCCAAAGTACAGAACCTTACAATTCCTCCAAATAAATTAGGACTCACCATGTCCATTTTTTCAACAACGGTGTTTTCCATGCGAAAAGGACCAGCGTTGTAATTCTCTATCAAATCTGGATACAACATAGCACTTGGATTAGGATAACCTAGATGGTTTATGGGGTATTTATTCTCAGAGTTTAGTCTATCACTATCAATAATATATACACTTTTATCATTTTGTAGTGAAACTATATCCACCAGCATATTGCGTGTTTGTTCGTCTTCAGCTATGCAATGAGCTATGACGTCTGTGTAAACCCATTGACCGCCACCAAGTTGGTACGGTTTGAATTTTCTGATTGGAACAATTTCAAAAGCTATGGCTGGTAATTGCAATCTATTTTCAGGAGGTATATCCCAAGCCCCAGTGCTCACGTCATAGAAATTACTGTTTGGCTGATTGCTGTTTGCCTGAATCTGCCTCAACCACGGCACATTGTTTGCATAAACGACATTTATGTATTTGTATGAATACTCTACTTGAATCAAAGATCCGCTTGGCACAGCAGAGTTGAATATAATCCTGCCGTTAAAATAATCAACATGATGAGCGTATTGACCAGTTCCAGAATTTGGCTGAAACAGATTGTTGACATAAATCCCGCTTATTCCGGGAAAGTTTGCGTTTGATCCAACTTTTGGTGCTGCAATTCCAACACCAGATACTCCACTTTGCCAAACCCAGTTTTTTCTAAAACCCTCCCATACTTGTCCAGAAGTATAAGAGTCGTTGGATGAAAGTCTAAGGCGACTCATGTCAAGACCATTTGGAGAAGTTTCACCCTTTGTCACATTGAAATAATTGCCTTTTTCCAGCAAGGCCCAGTCAAAATATTCTATCAAAGCGTCTTGAATATTATTGTTTAGACTGTAATCATTTATGCTTGTGAAACCTTTTAAGCCATCGTAATTAGCCATAGAAAGCCTCCTCCATTATGGAAGATAGCTCTTTTTCTCTGCCCTGTAAGGCTCTGGTGATAAAGTTATTTTCTACTGTACCCGCAAAAGTAGGAGGAATTCTCCATAAATTTCCCGACACCATAGTTCCGCCTCCAGATCTTCCAGAATTATCTGGCTTGTATGTGTATCCAGAAACAATAGTGTTTGAACCTTGAGTCAACATCCAATTCAACCAAGGCAATTGTGTCGATGTTGATTGAATCACAGCTTCAGGCAAGCCCAAAATATTAGAAAAATTATCTGGTTGTAAGTAAAAGATCACTCCACCTTGCAGCTTGTCGTTGATTTGTTCAAATTCCACAGCAACACTTTTTGCTACGGCCAAAGATATTACCTCTATCGCCTGACTGGCGGTTCCATTCATAAAACCAAGCTGTGCGTTCAAACTGTTCAAAACACCATCATCCAGTATGCTGGAGATTTCTGGTTGTTCGAAAATCCAACCCTGAACCAAAGATCTTACTTTGTCTTCTGCTTTTTTATAGTTCTTTTTTAATTTCAAATTCAAATCCTTGGCCATCGCTGTGAACAAGGTTTTTTGTATTGAATTTTTAGAACCCAATAATTTTAATGAGATGCTCATGTTGCTCGCTGCCAAAAACAACCAAAATAGCGGTTTTGTCTTAGTCCCATAGGAAAAGGTTCACCAAACTTAGTGAACTTAAACTCTCGTAAGTCTTTGATATTGTTGTGAACCACGAGGTATTTTGCTCTCATGACTTTGTCTAAGTCAGAAGCAAAAAATATAGTTTGAATACTATTGTCTGGAACCACAATGTCGCCACCAAGCTTGATCCAGCTTCGACTGTCCCAGTACACCTTTAGTCTGATGGTTTCAAGCTTTTCAACTTCTTTAAAAGTTTTATCAGCTCGCTTGTAATTATCAGATTGTAGTCTGTGGGCGTTTACGGATTTGTTGTATGGAATATTATCAAAGGTATTGGATATTTCTTCTACCTTTTCTATAAACACCAGTGTACAATCAATACCAAAGATATCTGTGATTGTAGAATCAATGATATCATAGTATTTTATGAACACACTCTCTGGGATATTGATAGGCATAATTTACTCCAATCAAGAAGCTCCACCGCCGTAATGCTCGTCGAATCTGCCGCTGGTTCTAACGTTCATGACACCAGAAGTCACGTACTGATTTACGTCTGGTGATCTTTTCTCCGTAGAAACAGCGCCAGCTTCAGTCACAAACGTAACCATTGAGCCGTTTTGTATTCCGTTTGCAGGAATCACAGGTTGCACTGCATAAGGATAGGCCATTTTATTCTCCAATATAAGTTGATTGCTAGTTTAGAATTTAGCTCCATTTGTGGGTATTTTATACCATTGTGGTGTTGTTCCAAGACATATAGCTATGCCTGTTCCTACACCCGGTATTACATATAAGGCTACAACACCTTCCGCTTTAGGTATGGCTTGATTGCCATTTCCCATTAATTGTTGGTTCGGTTCAACTCCAGATACACCGCTAGCGAAAGGTAATGTTAAAGCTCCGAATCGATTGATAATAGTGTTTGAATTGGCGTAAGGAACAGTTGGTGTGTTAGCGGGTGTATCAGCAAATCTATACTGTGTTTCAAATAAGTTTTCCTGTTGATTTACTGTGTTGATGAGATCACCAACTGTCACAGTTGTCGGACACCCCCATAACCTTAAAGCTGCTTTATTAGATGCTGGAGGAGTAATATTCAAAGCCGAATATCTGATATTATCCCAGTTAACTATAGCTGTACCTGCAGAGGAATAGGAATCTAATTTTCTTCCTATGTGTAAGTTAGCCGCATTTCCAACATAGCCCTGAATACCATCATTGATGGAAAATAGGTTAGGCGCTCCTGTAGGATCAGCCCAATAAAAATCCTGTGAAAGATTTGATTGGATCGATATTGAGTTTTTTATTCCGCTAGCATTTCGTCCCGCAGTATACCCAAGGAAAATAGAGTTATCGCAATCAAACGAAGCAAGCCCAGCACTCGCTCCAATCATTACGGCACTATTAGATGCTAGACCTGACAACCCAGCGCTCGCTCCAATCATTACGCAACTATTGTTTCCGCTAGAAAACTTCGCAGCGTTGAGCCCTATTGCTACGATTGCGTTTGAATTGCGTGATTTAAAAGCTGCATCGCGTCCAATAGCCACACCATAAGTAACTTCTACGCACTCTCCATCCAAAGCATTCGTTCCAACACTCACCATGCCGATACAGCCACTGGAACTTCTTGCTGCGTCATAACCAATGCTTACGTTTAAATTATGACCAGAACTTAAAAAACCAGCATTTCTGCCTATATTTACGTTGCTTCCTATGGTATCCACACCGCTATATCCAGCAAGAACGCCAATGTTGATACTGCTCTCCATCCTTGCATTTAAAGCAACATCGACTCTTCCTGCTAAATTACCAATGCTTATTGAATTATTTCCTTGAGGAAAAGAGCTGTCTCCTATTGATATGGAGTTTTCACCGCTTACTCTGACAGAGCCTCTTATTGATCCAGCGTAACTTCCAATACATATACTGTCTGTTACACTTCCTCCAGTAGGAGTACCAAATTGTGCCTGTCCAGCACCTTTGCCTATATTTATTATATTATTATCTTGCACCAAATCGCTTGACAAACCAGCTCCACTACCAATCAATATGCTTCCGGGTCCAGCTTTTATGTTTGTCCTGAAACTTGGATTGGCTCTGTTTAGAGCAAAGCTATCGATAACAATGACGCCACTAGGAAAGTTTAATTGACGTATATTTCCACTTCCATCTGGATCTAATATAATTTTACTGTTCGCAGAAACCAAACCGCTGGCTGCACTCAATGCTGTAAAACCAACAATCTGTCCAGAAGCAAAGGCCGCAATTCCACTGATTGCTAAACCGCTTGCGGTATTTTGTAAAATCTGACCACGCAGAAAATTCCCTGAGTTTTGAGTTGTTTCAAACAACACTCCAGAAAGTCCACTGGCTCCAATGGTGAACGTATTCGTTGAAGGGCTATATTCAGCGCTGACTCCAGAAATGCCACTTATAGTGACCGTTTCAGTGTTGAGGATGGGGTCATTGGCAAATTTTCCATTCGTTACATTGAACGTGTAAGTATTGTTGTTGTCGTACCCAATCACAAATACACCACTGCTGTTTGTTCCATCGTCTAGGTCGAGATAATCAATGTTAACGCCGTTAACCCCAGACATAACCAGTTTAGATCCAGCAGATCTAAGGTCTGCGACATTATTGCCAGCACCATTTCCACTGGCTAACGTGAAAAAGTTATAAGTTTGTGCAATTATTTGATTTTGTAAAACTCCGGACAAACCGCTTGCAGAAATTGTTAAAAAGTTACTATTAGGATCATACTGAACCTCTACACCACTGACACCAGTGACGGTCACAGTTTGTCCATCCGAGATGGCGTCAGGAGTCACTACTCCGTTGGTTAATCTCCAGTTGGCATAAGCTCCAGCTCCTCCAACGGTTTCTCCATTCCAAACCAACGAGCCTCCATTGTTCCAAAGCATATAACCCCCAACGCCAGAGATGAGCATTGGTTTATTGTTGTGAGGCAGAAAAATGCCTCCGCTGGGAGCCATATACCCACTGGTGATAACAGATCCGCTGTTTGTTATTTGATAAAAAGTTGTTCCATCTCCACTTTGCAGTTGGAAATATGGAGTGTTGCTGCCAGAACCTTGATGTTGAATGATAAAAGCTGCGTCATCAGCA